TGTTAAGAGAGCACAGGGTGGTATGATACTTGGACCAGGTGGACAACAATCAGATTCAATTACAACAGCACTATCAAGTGGTGAGTTCGTTGTAAATGCAAGATCAACAAAGTTATTCGGTCCATTATTGGATACGATAAATTCATATGGAGCATTACCTCAATTTGCAGCAGCTGGATTGGGAGCACCAGGAACAAACAATATGAGAGAATCTAATGACAATATTGGTCAGATGATTGCTGAGAGTATTTCACAATCACCAATTAGAACTTATGTTACAGGTCAAGAAATATCTAATCAACAACAGTTTGATAGAGTAATCAAACAAAGATCTCTCATTTAAAAGTGGTATAAATTAATAAATTAAATATTTACAGATAATGGATTCAACCAAAATTATTGAATTATTCATTGATGATGATTATGAAGAAGCCGGTATTGAGGCGATTTCATTAGTATCAAGACCAGCTCATGATGAGCCTTGGATGGCATTTAATTCCCAACTACAGAAGATGGAAGAAGAGGAAGAGATGAATCCATATACAATTGTTGAAGATGATTTCTGTCAAAACAATCCAAAGTTAGATGAATTAGGTGAGAAGTATTCCACCCTTATTAAAGAGGGTTGGGAAGTTGTTAGAGTTGAGAAGATGACCCCAACGATGGTATATTCAATGCAACAACAAAAGTTCTCAAATCCAAATGCCGATTCACAACTTGATACAGAAGAGATAAGAGTAAGATATAAGTATGTAGGTCCAAGAGATGATGATAATAGAAAGTTCTGTGCTGACATGTTACAAAAGAATAGAGTGTATACCATAGAGGATATTGAAAGATTATCAAATCCTGAATTTGGTTCATACAATATCTTTTTGTGGAGAGGATCATTTAACTGCAGACATGCATGGGTTAGATTGGTCTATAAGAAACAAGGAACAATTGTTAATAAAGCCAATTCAACTACTGGTTTAATTACCAGTGATGTTGTTATCGGACCTGATACAAGAAACAACGCAACAAGAAGAAACCCAAGCGAAAGTGATTGGAGACCAGGTGAACCAAGAACGGGTCAAGCATTCGGTAAAGATGAAGAAATGGCTGGTTTAGAAGATGCTTGTTGGGAAGGATATGAAGCAATTGGAACAAAAATCTTAGACGGTAAAGAAGTTCCAAATTGTGTTCCAATTAAGATGACAGAAGATGACTTTGCAGAAAGTATTTCTGACTATCCCGAAGGTGTTAAAGATGCTGCTGCGAGAGCAGTTAAATATGCTGACGAAAATGGATGGGGATCTTGTGGAACAGCTGTAGGAAAAACTCGTGCTTCTCAATTAGCCAATGGTGAACCTATTTCTGTTGATACAATCAAGAGAATGTATTCTTATTTGAGCAGACATAAGGCTGATCTACAATCATCAAAGTCATATGAAGATGGTTGTGGAAAATTAATGTATGATAGTTGGGGTGGAGAACCAGCACTTAAATGGGCTGAAAGAAAACTACAACAACTTGAAAAGCAGAAGATGACTTTTGCCTATGATGAAGAAAAGAGAATCTTAATTGGAGCTGCAATGGTGCCAAATAGAATGATTCATCGTTATGATCAGTTAGGTAATTTATACTATGTATTCTTCTCAAAGAAATCTATCAAGAAGATGGCTGATAAGTTCTTAAAACAAAAGAGAACAGATGAGACATCAGTAGAACACAATGGAATTAAATTAGGTGCTGACAAAGTTTATATCACTGAATCATGGGTATCAGAAGATCCAGTATATGACAAGTCAAAGAAATACGGATTTGAATTACCAGAAGGAACTTGGTATGTGGCAATGAAGGTTGAAGATGACAAGATATGGAAAATGATTAAAGAAAAATCTCTTACAGGTTTTTCTGTTGAAGGATTATTCGCAGAGAAATCTATATTCTCAAAAGAGGACAAACAAATAAACCAAATAAAAAGTATACTTAAATCAATTAACGATGAATAGTAAGCAAGCAATTGACAAGATTATGAAGATACTTAATTTGACTCCACAAAAGTTTTATGAGGCTAAAACCGCACAAGGTATGGCTGTTAAGATTGATGGTGAGTTGGAATTAGGTGCTCCAATCTATGTCGCAACAGAAGAAGGTATGATTCCTGCACCAGACGGGTCTCACATGCTTGAAGACGGATCTGAAATAGAAGTATCTGATGGTAAAATATCTAAGATTAAGGTAGGTAATATTGAATCTGAGGTAGAAGAACCAGAAGTATCTGAAGAAGATATGTCTCAAGTTGAGTTAGAGTTCGGTGATGTTAAGTTGAAAGATGGTGGTATTATAAGAATGGAAGGCGAAGAACCAGGTGTTGGTATCTTAGTTAAGAAAGTTTCTTATGATGGCACATTGACAGCTTTACAGGATGGAGAATACGAAACTGAAGGCGGAAAGGTAATTTCTGTTGTAGGTGGAGCAATCTCAGGATACCAAACAAAGGCTGAAAAAGATGCACAAGGTGGCAAATTTACAATCGCTGAATCAGCAGAAGGAGCAAAATTGGAATCCCCAACATTTGATGTAGGTGAACCAGTTGAGGTCGTGTCTGAAGGTGGTGAAAAAACACCAGCATTAGATGGTGAGCATCAAGTAGTTCTTAAAGACGAAAGTGGAAACGAAAACAAAATCAGATTTACAACCAAAGACGGCGTTATTACTGAAAGAAGTAATGTTGAAGAGGAAAAAATGTCTGAAGAAAAGATCGCAGAAATTTTCGCATCGGCTCTTAGAAAACTTGAAGATAAGATTGATAGAATTGTTGTTAAGCAACAAGATCTTGAAACATCTTTCGGAAAATTCTCAAAGGAACCAGCAGGTCAAAGAGTATTCACTCAAAAAACCATAACAGAAAAAGCGTTTGAACCAAATTCAAGAATGGATCAATTCAAAAAGCTTAGAGAAGTTCTTTCTCAAAACTAAACTAAAAATAAAACAAATACAAAAATGAAAAAAGGATTAGTAAAATCAAAGTTCAACTATGACTTAGGCGGATTGTCTGCATATGTTGATCAACTTTCATCTGATATTATTTCGGAAGCAGTATTGTCACCAGTTACAATGAAATATTGTAATGTTGTTCCAGGTATCAAAGGAACACAAAATGTGAATTTGCTTTCTGAAACTATTTCAGTGCAAACAGGAACAACTTGTGGATTCAATGACGCAGGTGATGTAACATTTACAGCAGTTCCATTAGCTGTTCAAAGCTTAAAGGTGAATCAATCTTTATGTCTTGAGCAATTAAACACATTATGGTTAGGTCAGTATTTAAATGCTGGATCTTACAACGAAACAGCTCCATTTGAAGCTGCTATCACAGATTTACAAACTAAACAAATCAAAAGATACAATGAAGATTTAATTTGGGGTGCATCAAGTGCTACTTCATCTTTCTCTGGTTTCAAAGAATTACTTGCTAACACATCAGGTGTTGTTAAGTTAACAGGTCAAACTGCATTGTGTTCTGTAACAGGTTCTTCTACACAACAACAAGCGTATAATGTTTTAACTCAAGTTGATAACATCATCGCTCAAATTGATAGAAACATCTATGACAGAGATGATATCGTTATCTTCATGTCACAACAACAATTCAAGTGCTATGCTTAAAATGGCACCTTCATCAGGAATGATGAAGTAAAATTGGACAAAATCGGTGGAGGGTGTGATTCCTAATACCGAGGTAAGTCAAGATAAATAAAAGGATTTTGACCACCGTAACGCATAGAGAGTGAAGAATATAAAAATCTCTCCAAGAGTGTCCACAACGAGAACCGTTGAAAATATATGCTGAACTTTAGAGAAAAAAGAATCTAAAGAAGTTGAGGATAAAAAGCCTCAACGGTAACAAAAATTGATTTAGTAGCAATCAGAAATGTGAATAACTTCCATTTCACTGAACCTCAAATGGGTCAAGTGTATGAAACATTCCATCCACAAACTAACTACAAAGTAGTTGGAGTTCCTGGTTTGAATGGTTCTAACTT